CCAATCTAGAACAAATATAAGACCATGATTCTTACCATCAGGTAGAACTGTTATCTTTTTAAAAAGGTCTTCGTTATACTTGTAAGTGTGTAACCTTGCTGTGTCTAGTACTCCAGTTCTAGAAGTAGCAGCACGAGCATAAGCACTAGCAGACTTACGACACTCAAACTCTTTAACAAGATAGTTTACTTCTTTCTGTGATTGCTTACGAAATTTACGGTACTCTGCATCAGGTGTACTGTATACAAAAGATTCTACATTACCATTGTGCTCTGGTACATTATCCTTTACAAACTTTTTAAGATTATCAGCAGTAGATATAAATTCTTTTCTATTTGAATCTATCCAGTCATGTACCTCAGACCAATCAACAACTACAGAATCTATATCAAGATTCTCAGGTAACTCAGCATAAGATATTGTACGACTGTTATAGTCATTTCTATTTAATTGTTTTGTTTGCTCATCAAATGCTTTCTGTGTACGTGCTTCATCAGAGTTGTGATCACCACCTCTATTAGAACCTTGTGTGCAATCATCACCATCTTCATCCTCTTCTTCTTCATCATCATTACCACTTCCATCAGAAGAAGATGATTCAATATCCTCATGCTCTGGTGATGGTTCTGTCTGCTGCAGTTCTAACTCACCAGTTCCTTCTTTAGATGAATTGTTAGGTAGGTTCTCTTTTTGAGCATTCTCTTCCATCTGCTTCTGATAAGCATAAACATCTTTTGCTATCTCAATAACTTCTTCAAATGTTTCTGCAGCTTCTGCTCTAACAACAAACACCATTTCTTCTGCTGTAAATGGTATCATAGCAGTAGCACCAACCTTAGCATTAAGATTGATACGGTCAATTAAAATAAAGGATTTTAAATCCTCATCACCAATCTCAAAGAAATCTCTAGAATCAAGTTCTTTATAACCTCTAGCAAAAGTCTTAATGAGACCAGGATATTTACGCTTCATCAATCTCTCGATGCGTACATCCTCAATCACATTGATATAATCTTTAGGGCAATCTGCATCTTGCGTCCAATCATAGTTGGGTGTATATAATGCATGTCCTACCTCGTGACCTACTAGGAGATCGTATACAGTGTTTGAAGCGAAGTCCCACTGTGGTAATTGAAGTACTCTTTTTTGTACATCAAAAGATGCTGTTCTGCAGGTTGGACTATGCTCTACTATAAGGTTCTCTGTAGCAAGCAGTCTAGCGAGGTTACCTTTAATTTCGTGCTGTAGAGTCATGCTGTTCCGTGTCTTATGTACCTATAATACATGATCATAGAGACACTTCAACCAATAGTGTCCACTTTCTATACTGTCACATTACCAGCGATGGTGATCCTGTTCTCATCAGAACTATGATATGGGTTGACCCCATGATGAATTCTAGAAGGGAATAGTATGATAGCACCTTCTGCTCCCTTGTCAACCGCCACGTTCTGTATGAACACACCGCCATAATGAGTAGGGTGTATAAAGTATGGACATCCTGGAAAAGATTCTTTAGAAGTGTTTTTATGAAAAGGAAGACTTCTTTCTTCCTCTAAGGTAAATGGTATCTTATGAAAAATAATATAACTATAGATCCCATAATGATTATGTGGTGGGTTATATAGGTTCTTTGATGTGATGTTAACCCAAGGTTCATCCATCTTCAAATTCTCAAAACCTATATGTGGATGCATTACCTTAGCCATCTCTGTCTCATACTCATCAGTATAATCCTTATACTGAACACGATAAGCATTAGCAAGACCTACAATATAAGGTCTCAATAAATCAGAAGCTTCTGGTATATTAAAACAATCATCCTGTATACCAGCAGTAGCAGCTTGCAGACTTCTATCAGAATTAATAATAATATTATCTAATTCCTTTCTGTCTTCAGGAGACATATGTGTCTGCACATAACCAGAACAAAAGAATGGTTGAAAATTAATATTCATTAATCATGCTATAGTTTTTAGGTTTCTCTACAGTAAGAGTTCTTTGAAACTTATCAGTCATAGATTCCTTATGAGATATTACGAATACATTTGTGCTATCATCGAAATTACGTAGGATCCAACCAAGGTCAGAAGAACCAGATTGATCAAGCGAGCCGTCAAAGATTTCATCGAGTATAAGAAGATTAGTGTCTACGCTATTCTTAAGCTTAGCAACGCTACGCCAAGTAAGCAGAAGTGCTATATCAATACGTGCCTTTTCTCCTTCACTGAATGACTCGTATGAGAACACATCTCTATATCTAGACTTAATAGTCTCCTCAAAATTCTCATCTAAAGTAAAGTTAACATAGAAGTCCATACCTTGTAGATACTGATTGATCAGTTTATTCATTGTAGGAAGGTATGTCTTGATGATTCTAGTCTTGATACCACTGTCTTTTAATAACTGGCCAGCAACATGTAATGTATCTTTATCCTTCTTAGTAGAAGCAATAGACTGTTTAGTAGTATTACCAGTTTCTATAAGACTTTTAAGTTTCTCAAACTCTGCTTTCTTATTTGCAGAATCTTTAGTAAGATCATCTATCTCATTCTCAATATCTTTAATAGTATTTCTTACAGTATTAATTTGAAAATTGAATTGACTAATCTTTGAGTTGATATCAATAACCTTACCACTAAGTTCAGTAAATTTAGTTTCTCTATTTTCCTCATCTATGATAGCAACTTCCAATTCTTTAAACCCACCCTCAAGCTCACCTATTTCACTGTTACCTTCTTCTATCTTTACTGCTCTAAATTCTTCAGATAGATCCTGTGTGCAAGTAGGACATACATGGTTATCTTGAAAGAACTTATGCTCCTTATGACAAGTTTTAATTTTTTGGGATACCTTTGATCTAAACGAATAAAGTTTCTTTAACTTCTTAGATACATCTGCTAGTTCCTGTAGTTCTAATTGTAATCTAGCAGCTTCTATATTCTGAACCTCTATTGCATCCAGAGAAATTTTCTCATCTGCATTAAGTTCCTCTATCTTCTCTTTTTTTCTATCAATCTCACTCTGTGTCTTCTTCTCTATCTCATACATATAATTCTTTTGAAGTTCAATCCTCTGTCTCTGTATTTCAAATTGACCTTCTAAGCTCAGCAGTTCTTCTTTATTCTCTCTAACCTTAACACGTAAAACATCATTCATAACAGAGAAGATCTGGATGTCTAATATGTCCTCAATGATCTCTCTACGTTGTGCACCAGGTAATCTCATGAAAGGAACAAACGTAGATGATCCAAGTATCACAACCTGTGTGAATGACTTGTACGACATTCGTAGTATGTTTTGTTCTAGATTCTTCTGCTGTATTGCTACTGTATGATCCTGATCTAAAGGTTGACCATTCATATAGATTAGAAACTTGTTAGGTTTAATACCACGTACAACTGTGTACTTATTATTACCAATATGAAACTCTACTTCAGCAATACAATCCTTTTCATTGATACTATTAACCAATGCAGATTTACTAATTTTACGAAACCCTCTTCCAAACAAAGCAAAGGTCAACGCATCTAGGATGGTTGACTTACCTGCACCGTTGTGTCCAACTATTAAATTAGTCTTAGCTTGTGTTAAATCGATTTCAGAATAGTTATTTCCAGTACTAAGGAAATTTTTCCATCGAACCTTTTCAAATATAATCATAAAATACGTGGTGGAATAATCAAATCGTTTTTGGAGAAGACGACATAATTTGTTTCTTGAAAATCACATGCTTTCATTATAGCATCTCCGTCAACCTCCTCAACATCAAGCTCAGGAGTCATTGGATCATTTAGTTCATCTACAAGATAAACGTATCTCTCAGCATCTTCCTCTGCCTCAAACATAGGCACAACTTGTTCCATGTCTTCTCCAGTTACAGAGAAAACTTGCTGTGGTTGTCCAGATAGAGTGAGGATAAACATGTTCATACGACCTCGCATGACTCTATGTATAGAGATTGCATCAGTTTCTTTAGATCGGTTTTGTCTACTGCTATCTCTGCTTCATCAATATATTCATTGAGAAGAGTTAGAGTATCCTTAACATTGATCTCAACATCTTCATCTAAGTCAGTGTCTACAAGGGTTTCTACGATCTTAACATCATGAACCCCTGACTGGTATAGCCTATCTAAAATAGAATCAAACTGGGAGTAGTTAGTCTTTTCCTCTACGATCAATTTTATAAACTGATCAGCATACCTTTCAGTATCAAACTCACTATAATCATTCTCAACATCATTATAGTATATCTTACTGAAGATTTCATATGGGTTCTTAATGAATCTCAGCCTATCAGTTTCTGTATCATAGATATGAAATCCTCTCTGATCCTTGTAATCATTCCAGAACATCTGATATGGATTACCTAAGTACTGAACATTGTTCTTCTTAGATCTGTGATGGAAATGACCTGACCATACACGATCAAATCTATTAAACTCTTTTATAGTACGTCCACCATCAAAATGCATACCAGGTGTAACCTCAAACCCATCTATCTCTAAATGTCCAGCACATATATCAGCATTGCTATTGTTTATAAACCATTCAGATCTATCTACATTAGCAGTATTAATCCACGGTAACAATAAAAAGTTCTTACTATCAAATGAGATCTCATGTGGTTCACTGTAGATCTTAATATTCTCGTACTGTTCTAATAACAACTCAGGGGAATTGATATGACTACTGTTCTTATAGTATGTCGTATGATTCCCTAGAATCATGTGTACATCATATGTTCTAAGTCTGTCGAAATAGTTAGTCTTAATCCTTGCAAAAGTATTAAAATCCAAAGACTTTCTGTTATCAAATGTATCACCCAGATCAAGGACTGTAGTGATACCCTCTCGTTCAAGAGTAGGGAAAAATATCTCATCATAAAATCTTTGGAAGAAATTCCAAAAATGCACTGAACCTTTGCGACCATCTAGGTGCTGATCTGTAATGATAGCAAGCTTCATTTTTTTGTTGTACCACTACGTGTCCTGTTATGAATAACTATAAATTTATCTGCTGCATATGATCCTGCAAGACACACCTCAATTTTATCACCATCTAACCAATTCATATCACCGTTCATCTTGGTATGCAACATTGCTGATTGTATCTCGTCTATAACGTCTTGTGTTAATTTCATACGAAGCTCTTATTGAAGGATGTTGTTGTCTTAGTTTTTGTACTACTGCTAATTGTACTTCCAGAAAATTCATCTGCCCTCTCTTGATTTGTTTCTAATAGTGATATGATTACCTTCGATAGCAAACTCTAAGTAATCTGTATGATCCCAATCTAGTTCTTCATATAGATGATTGAGTTTATCCATATCATCCCATAAGTCGGTAGGAGTAGGCTCCCCCCAAAAAGGATTATCATCAGGATTCATCTGTTCATTTTAATCTCGATGTTTTCTTTAATACTATTCATATCAGATTTGGATGCGTTAAGACCTACAACACCAGTATCATCTACATGCATTACTGTAGCAGAGTCAGAATGGTCTAGGATTTTTTGTTTGATTTCCAATTGCTTCTTCTCCTTCTGTATGCGTCTCAGAAATGCATAGTATATAATCTGAGTAAAGTATGCAAAAGGATTCTTAGATTTCTCTGGATCAAAATTATCTATGTACTGTAGGCAGTTTTCTATACCATCACATATCATGTCTTCCCTGAATGGGTAGTTCACGAAGTTTGGTTTGTATGAGAGGTGGGTAGCAATCTTAAGGAAGCACTCGCCTACGTAGTTAGGTACTCGTGGTTTGTCCTTCTCATGCTCACGTGAATAGATGACTCTCTCACGATAGATAGTCATCGCTTCTAGGAGTTCTTTGTTGTTTACATAGTACTCGGTTTTTGCTCTCTTGGCCATATGGTTCCAAATCCTATAAGAAGTATAGCATACCTATTTACAAAAAGCAATGTTTAAGATTCGTAACAAGGCTTGACGGGAATCCAGAAACGCAGTACAATTCACCTTGTGGTGGTTCAAAGGAATGCTAGCTAGTTTTAAAGATCTTCTCTAGCATCTTTCGAGCTTCAGGAACGGATCCTACATATCCAGGAATTATTTTATTTGGATCTGTTACCATTTTTCCTTCAGTCATTTGTTTATTGAGATTCTTTGCTTTCCTATCTTCGGAAATACATTTCAAATAGAAAGCTCTAATCTTTGGATCACACTCAGTCATAGTTAATATATGTTTTTTGGGAATAAAAAACGAGTCGTCAAAAGTTGAGTGCATCCATTCAGTAAGACCAAAACCTTGAACCTGAAGTTTCTTATGTTTATGTCTTATCATCTCTACTTTCATAGGTTCAAAAACTAAGACGACATCATCTTCAGGACAATTAGATATCCTACAGATGATCTCTTCCCCAGAGACAAACTTAATAGTAGCAAAGAATTCTTCTTCCATTATTGTAGATTTATTCTAATGACTTCATATTTAAAGTTCTCCCCTTTATAGATGTTAACTCTTTCGTCTAAATGTTTAAGTGTGTAGTTCCTACCACCTATATCATCAGCAATATCATATAAGGTTGCTAGTTCTTTTCCCTTTCCTTTTCTCAAGACCCTGCCGATGGACTGGAGATTCCTAATCCTTGATTTGGAGGGACTGGCGAAAACGATGTTGTGCAACCGCTTAATGTTAATCCCAGTACTAAAAGTACCATAGCTCGCAATGATAACCGCATTTTCCTGCTCCTCTGTAAGTTGCCTAACTTCTTCTCTGTCCTGTACATCCGTACCACCATGCACAAAGAATAGTTTCCTATTAGGATCTATAGAATTATTTATCATTTCGTACAACGGTTCGCCATGTTTCTCGATATAATTAAAGAGGACAAGGGTGTTACCATCAAGATCTCTTACTAGATTTTTGATGAGGTTGTTCCTTCCGTTGTGACTTACCAAGTAATCGATCTCATCTTGATATGTCTCGAAATGCTGTGGTGGGTGTTTACAAAATAGGATTTTTATCCTAAACTTAGACAGGTATCCAGATTTGATCAGTTCATCTGTCTTAGTTACTTGCTCACATGAACCAAAGAGTCCTTCCAGTACCCACTTGTGGGTCTGAGTACCATCTAAGGTTCCAGTGAAACCAAACCTATACTTGGCGTTATGGAGTTTGGTCATTATACTTGTTAATGACTTAGCTTTAAATAGATGAGCTTCATCTCCAATAACACAGTCTATATCATCAAAGTACCTCTTAGGAAACTTATGAATGGACTGCCAAGTTGATATAACAACATCTTTATCCGTATTCTTATCCTTACCACTATAAATCTTATGAACATGCGACTCAGCATCCCATCCATATTCAACAAAGTCATTGACCATTTGTTCGACCAGACTAGTAGTAGGAACGATGATCAGCGTTTTCTTGCTGGAGGCGGTGTAGTATCTGACGAGGGAGTAGATCATAAGAGACTTTCCAGATCCAGTTGGAGAAAGAAAAAGTTTCCTATTACATTTTAATGCATCGTATACTGCCTTGTATTGGTATGGTCTAGGTTTGATCATGGATATCTTGTCCATGAATACTTTAACACCAGCAGGTGATACAAACCCATTGATGTCTTTTACAGA